GGGTGGCAACGGTACAGAAAGATGGCCGAAGGGTGGAATTTACAGCTACTTCCGTCAGCGATCTGAAAAAGTACATTGCCGACCTTGAATCTCAGGTAGGAAACACATCACGACGCCGGGGGCCAGCAAGGTTTTACGTATGACAATACCTTCTTTAGTTGGTCCGGACGGAAAAACGTCTTTGCGAGAATATGCTGGGTACCATGCCGGAGGCGGCGGTTTCGGTGGGCAATTGAACGCCTGGAATCCTCAGAGTGAAAGTGCTGATGCTGCACTTCTGCCTAATTTCTCCCGTGGAAATGCCCGTGCTGACGATCTGGTTAGAAATAATGGCTATGCGGCTAACGCCGTGCAGCTTCACCAGGATCACATTGTCGGTTCATTTTTCAGACTGAGTTACTGCCCTAGCTGGCGTTATCTCGGTATTAAAGAAGAGGATAGCCGCGCGTTTGCCAGGGAGGTTGAGGCCGCCTGGTATGAATATGCGGAGGATGATTTTTGCGGAGTCGATGCCGAGCGCAAGCGAACGTTTACGATGATGATCCGCGAAGGAGTTGCAACTCATGCATTTAACGGTGAGCTGTGCGTGCAGCCTACTTGGGATAGTGATTCAACGCGTCTTTTCCGCACGCAGTTTAAAATGGTCAGTCCGAAACGTATCAGTAATCCCAATAATACTGGTGATTCCAGGAACTGTCGGGCAGGTGTAAAAATTAATGATAGCGGCGCAGCGCTGGGATATTACGTCAGTGATGACGGTTATCCCGGCTGGATGGCGCAAAACTGGACCTATATCCCGCGCGAATTGCCGGGAGGAAGGCCTTCATTTATCCATGTGTTCGAACCCCTGGAAGATGGGCAAACTCGCGGGGCTAATGCGTTTTACAGCGTGATGGAAATGCTCGACACCCTACAAAATACGCAGCTCCAGAGCGCGATAGTAAAGGCGATGTATGCAGCCACCATCGAAAGTGAGTTGGATACCGATACGGCAATGGACTTTATCCTCGGCGCCGATAGTAAGCAGCAAAATAAGCTGACTGGCTGGCTTGGCGAAGTGGCATCTTATTACTCTGCTGCGCCGGTTCGCCTCGGTGGATCGAGAGTTCCTCATCTCTTGCCGGGCGATTCCCTGAACCTTCAGTCAGCACAGGATACTGATAACGGCTATTCAACGTTCGAACAATCCCTGCTGCGTTATATTGCAGCAGGGCTGGGTGTGTCGTATGAGCAACTTTCACGAAACTACTCCCAGATGAGCTACTCGACCGCACGCGCCAGCGCGAACGAGTCCTGGGCCTTCTTTATGGGGCGTCGTAAGTTCGTAGCAGCTCGTATGGCCTGTCAGATGTTCGTGTGCTGGCTGGAAGAGGCAATTGCCCGCAGGGTTGTCACGCTCCCTTCTAATGCGAGATTTAGCTTCCAGGAAGCGAGAACAGCCTGGGGTAACGCCAACTGGATTGGTTCGGGGCGCATGGCTATAGATGGGCTGAAGGAGGTACAGGAGGCCGTCATGCTGATTGAAGCTGGTCTCAGCACTTATGAGAAGGAGTGTGCCAAACGCGGAGACGACTATGAGGAAATATTCTCTCAGCAGGTTCGTGAGACTATGGAGCGCCGTCAAGCGGGGCTCAAACCTCCTGCATGGGCGGCAGCTGCATTTGATGCAGGGCTGAAAAAAACAAATGAGGAGGATAAAGATGACGCCCGAGCTGCGTAATCTTCCACATATCGCCAGCATGGCCTTTAATGGCAGGGCAGTTGGGAATTACCCGTCTGACCGATTCCGTTTCTGGTGTCACGCTGGGTGCTGAACAGATAGCAGAGCCCCTGGCGCTGTTTGGCGATGATGATGATATGGGACCCCGGCCATCACGTAGCTATCAGGTGGCAAATGGAATCGCGGTGTTGCCGGTTTCTGGCACGCTGGTCAGTAAAACCAGGTCTCTTCAGCCCTATTCTGGCATGACGGGCTACAACGGAATTATTGCTCGCCTGCAACAGGCTATCAGTGACCCCGGCGTTGACGGCATTCTGCTGGATATGGACACGCCTGGCGGAATGGTGTCGGGGGCTTTCGACTGTGCCGATATCATTGCCCGGATGCGCGATATTAAACCCATCTGGGCTCTGGCGAATGATATGAACTGTAGTGCTGGCCAGCTCATTGCCAGTGCTGCATCGCGCAGGATGGTCACACAGACAGCCAGAACGGGTTCTATCGGCGTAATGATGGCTCATAGCAACTATGGCGCAGCGCTCAAAACTAACGGCGTTGAGGTCACGTTGATTTACAGCGGTGATCACAAGGTCGACGGCAACCCTTACGAAAAATTACCTGAAGACGTTCGCGCTGATTTTCAGACGCGTATCGATGCCACACGTCAAATGTTTGCCGAAAAAGTTTCCGCTTATACCGGTATGTCCGTGCAGGCCGTACTGGACACTGAAGCGGCAGTATTCTCTGGGCAGGAATCCGTGGATAACGGACTGGCCGATGAGCTTGTTAACAATACCGATGCGCTCGGCGTGATGCGCGAAGCACTCGACAGACGCAAAAAAATAACCACTGGAGGAACTATGCCATCATCTTCTGCATCCGCAGCCACCAATAAGACAGCTGAACAGGCAGCAGCTCAGACTACTGCACCGGCTGAACAGGTCACCACCATTGACACGACAACCGCTGCCGCAGCTACCCATGAAGATGTCAGTGCTCAGATTTCGGCAGCTGTGGCCGCAGAGAACGGTCGCATCATGGGAATCCTTAATTGTGAAGAGGCGAGAGGGCGAGAGTCACAGGCTCGCGCACTGGCCGAAACGCCGGGTATGACGGTTGAAAGCGCGCAGCGCATTCTGGCCGCCGCACCACAAAGCGCCCAGGCGCGCACCGACACTGCACTGGATCGTCTCATGGAAACAGCACCAGGCGCACTCTCAGCAGGCAGCGCATCTTCTGATGCTGCGGACGATTTGTTAAACACCCCCGTTTAAGAGGCTATTATGGCAACTACCGAAGTTTTCACTCATTACCAGCCGCTCGGTAACAGTGACCCTGCGCATACCGCGTATGGTCCTGGTGAATTGACGGCATCCACGCCAGCAATGACACCCCTCATGCTAGATTCTACTTCTGGCAAGCTGACCGTCTGGGATGGCACCCATGCCGGTGCTGCATGCGGCATTCTGGCTGTAACAGCAGATCAGAACAGCACAGAGCTGACATATCACAAGTCCGGTTCTTTCCGTATTGAAGATGTCCTCTGGCCATCCGCCGTCACTGACGAAAATATTAAGCGTAACGCGTTCGCTGGTACCGCCATCAGCATCGTTTAATCCACGTTTTTACAATCATCATCATTCATCAAAGCCGCTTAAGCGGCTTTTTTTACGGGAAAAATCTATGTCCGTTTACACTACTGCCCAGCTGCTGGCGGTCAACGAGAAGAAATTCAAATTTGATCCGCTCTTCCTGCGCATCTTTTTCCGCGAAACTTATCCCTTCAGTACAGAGAAGGTCTACCTGTCGCAAATTCCTGGGCTGGTCAATATGGCGCTGTACGTCTCGCCGATTGTCTCCGGCAAAGTGATCCGATCCCGTGGTGGCAGCACATCTGAATTTACGCCGGGTTATGTGAAGCCAAAACACGAAGTTAACCCACTGATGACTCTTCGCCGCCTGCCGGATGAAGACCCGCAAAATCTCGCTGACCCCGTCTATCGCCGTCGCCGCATCATCCTCCAGAACATGAAGGATGAAGAGCTTGCGATTGCCCAGGTCGAAGAGAAACAGGCAGTAGCGGCGGTGCTCAGCGGAAAATACACCATGACCGGGGAAGCGTTTGATCCTGTTGAAGTGGATATGGGACGCAGCGCTGGTAACAACATTGTCCAGGCCGGTGCGGCTGCGTGGTCCTCCCGCGACAAAGAAACGTATGACCCGACTGATGACATTGAAACGTATGCGCTTAATGCCAGCGGGGTGGTCAACATCATTGTTTTCGATCCGAAGGGCTGGGCGCT